ATTGTGGAGGGTCTATGAATGGGGAAAGCGGAACCAGCAAAACAGGAGCCATTCATAACTACTACACCTGTTATTCCAGGAAGCGTCATCATTCCTGCGACAAGCGTCCCTTGAAGAAAGAATGGATAGAACAGGTTGTTGCTCAGGACGCAATGGAACTCATGACCGATGAAGTCATTGAAGAATTGGCTGATATGGCTATGGCTCAGACAGATCAAGACTTGAAAGAAAATACCCGTATCCCTGAACTGACTGAGCGAAAGAAAGAGATAGAGAGTGGTATTGCCAACATCACAAAGGCCATTGAAAAAGGAATTGCTTCTGACTCTCTGATGGAGCGTCTTGTAGAGCTGGAAAAAGACAAAAAGAAAATCCTCCGTCTATTGGAGGAAGAAGAAAAGTATGTGTGCCGGATTGATCGGGAACAAATCATATTCTGGCTTGAGAAGTTCAAGGGTGGTAACCTGGAAGATGAAGGGTTCAGAAGAATTATCATTGACCTCATAGTGAACTCTGTCACGGTCTGGGACGAGCCTGACGGCTTTCGTATCACTACCGCATACAATTTGACCTCTTGTAAAAACAAGACATACCGGGTTTCCCCTTCTTCCGGGAAGGGGTTCGGATTTGAGGGGTCAGAGTCCACCAGAAAAGAAAGACACGACGAAAGTCGTGTCTTTCTTTTTGTGTTCAATCCGCTGATGTGGGTACCAGTAATTATGACACACCCCGGATACCATGTTCTGGGACAGAAACTTTAAAGGGTATTATTATGTACAATTTTGAATCAATTTTATCTCTGGGGGTATTTTGGTATACAGCAAAAGATTTGGACTATACCAAAAAATAAATATGGTACTTTTGCTTGAGGAAAGATACTGATATAATTCTCACAAATTGTTAGACATACTTGGAGAGTGCACAAGACACTTTTCACAAAAGAGAGGGGCTGGGCGGCAGGTGGGAGAAGGATGAACATCAGGATCAATCGCAGCAGCCAGACCCCCATCTATCTCCAAATAAAATGCGCCATTCAGAATTTGATTTTATCGGGGGAGCTCAGCCCTGGCTACAAGATGCCGGCAGAGCGAAAGCTGGCCGGAGAGCTGGATATACATCGGAATACCGTCATCAAGGCATATGGAGAGCTGGTTGACGAGGGATATCTGATCGTCTCCTCGAAGCGGCCGAAGGGTTACTTTGTCAAGGAGATTGCCGACGACGGAGTGCCATTCAAGCGCTTTTTCCCGCTGGAGAAAATGATTCGCTATCATTTTACGGACAAGGAGAAGCTGTTTCTGGACATCTTCAGCCGGTCGGAGCGGGAGGAATGCATCTCGATGGGCGGGATCATCATGGATGATGCGGCTTATCCCAGGGAGGGCGTAGAGAAGATTCTGCAGAACATGTCCCGGGAGCCGCGAAACGAGGCCGAACGGATGAAGAAAAACATCTGTTCTGTACTTTTTCAGGAGAACATGTACGTCAGTCCGAAGAACATTCAGTTGGTTGCCGAGACCAATCAGGCGCTGAGCCATATCATGACACTCTATCTGGAAGAGGGGGACTATGTGATAGCGGAGGAGCCGGTGGTACCCG